ATGTTTATGACGATCAACGCGCCGCTTTACCCTGATGACATTGATGTCCTCGCCGGCGCACTCTTCGCCTGGTGCGCGGAGCGTAGTATAAGACTGCAAAGCCAGGAGGGTCTGTCCGCGGCCAACGTGGCTATCGATCTCTACGATGCCGGTTATCAAACCCAGGACCAGCTTCTGGGCGCTCTGTACGACTACGAGTTTCATTGACGATTAGGTCCAGAGCCCGCCCATCCTCAAAGTTGCGGTGTAGAGCAATCTCCTGAATATGTGCTGTGGTATCGCTTCAGTTACAGCAAGCTCTGATCTACCGCCTGATCTTTCAGAGCATTGGCGATGCAGTCCGCTCCTCAAGGATGCCGGACCATTCGTCCCAATGGTATGTCGAATCATAGATTAGCGTGAAAGGCCCTTGATAGCCGGCGGCGGCGGAAACCTCGACACAACGAATATAATCCTCGGTACCAAGGCCAGTTGGGGAATAATGCCCCTTTGCGTGGCAAAGCTCGGCGCGGCCCATGATCCTCGCAAGATCATCGTATTTTCCGGCGCGCTCCCAGTTGCCGAAGTCCCCGTTGAGACCGACCTTGCCGCCCAATGCGTCAAGAAGTCGATTGACCTCTGCAGGGCTTGGTAAAAGATCAAACCAGTTTTCTTCATATCGGCCGTGCCCGTCGCGTTCATGCCGGCGGGTGATTGGCCGAGCAATCGGGTGACCGGAATGTCGGCCGCGCCGGCGACGATCTGCAGGAAGGCCATCAGAATATCCGTAAGACCGGAGAGCGATGCGCTCTTGCTGTCATAGTCCTCTTCGGCATCGAGGATCAGGGTGCCGTTGACCCCCTTGATGGTGTTGGCAAGCGAGTAACGGCGCAGTACGGCATCTTCATAGGCCTGATTGCCGATATTCGCCGAGAACTGCGGAACCTTGATGATGTCGATCTTCGCCTCGAAGACGAGGCTGGCGATATTGGCCGCCGTACTGTCTGCGTTCTTGATCGCGTCGAAGGTCGCGGCCAGCACGCTTTCGCCCCAGGCTTGATTGCCGATGCCGCCAAACTCTTCATTAGGCGCCATCGCCCCCTTGAAGATGACGAGCCGGGACGGATGGATGGTCACCTGGATGCCGTTGGCGCCGGTCAGCGTGTAGAATTTTGGCGTGCCATACCATTCCGAGGTCGGATCGCTCTCAATGTCCCCGGCAGCCAGCTGTCGACGCGTCAGCACCGTCAAGTGTTTGAGGCCGCCCTTTCCGATACGCTCCATCTCCAATGGCAAGGCCGGATCGGCGTCCTCCGACCCGATGAACAAGGCAGCGCCACCGAAAAGCCGCGCCTTCGTCGACGCCTCCAGCAGCCTGCCGCGAAGATTGAGACGGCGTTCCTCGGCATCGATCAATTCGATCTGATCGTTCGCCGCCTGCCAGTTTCGCCATTTCCGGCAGCTATCCAGCGCCGGAATGTCGACGATCTTGCGCGGCAGCCAGGAACCGCGATAGGCGGCAATGATCTGCTCGTCCGTCAGGATCGGCTGCGTGTAGAAAACAGATGCCGCCTTGTCGCGTTCGGTGCCCAGGCGGGATGCCAAGCTCACCAATCCGTCGCGAACCATCGAGAATACCTGCCCCATGGATTGTCCTTTGATGTCGGGTGATGAAGAGGCTCACACGAGGCGAGCCTAGAAGTTGCTGAAGCTGAAGGACGAACTCAGCGCGAGCTCATTCAAAGCATCGGCGAAAGCATCGACCTGATCGTCGAACTGCCCATTCGGAAAGGCACAGATCTCGTCGAGAAATGCCTCATTCCAGTCCCCACGCAAAAGCTTGACGTTTCCCGCTTCAGCCTGCGCCGAGGCAGGTTTGGCGCGCGTAGCCTTGTCTCCGGTTGGTGATATCGCTTTTACAGGAAAGCCAGCGAGCAGCTTGATCTTCGTTTCCGCATCGGCCTTGCCGGCCGCTCCCGGGTCCTGCGGCATACGGATCGTCACCGTCGGCCCGTCCTGCGATGCCGTATTCTTGAGATTGCGCTCCACTTCGGCCGGAGACCAGCGTCCCCGCGCTATGGTTTCGACGTAGAAGATACCATCGACCCAAGCCATGCGCAGGCCAACGGTCCAATCCGGCTGGCGGCCGGGGCGTGCTTTCGAAGCGGCGAAATCCCAGGCGCGGCAACGCTTTGCACCTGCCGGCACAACTTCGACGATTTCGAAGTCGCCGCGCTGAAACAGACCACCAGAACGTGGCGCGGGCCGTTGCTGGAACTGACCGGCCACCGCATAGGAACCGAGTGGGATCTTGTCACGCTCGACCACCGCCAGAGGGAAACGCTGCGGAAAGAGCAGCTCGCCTTCCTCTGTCCTCGGATCGACAAATCCGATCGAAGTCCGGCAACGGCGCTCCGGCTCGAATTCCATCGGCAGCATCAGGTGCTCGTAGCCGAGCCGCAACGACAGGATCGTGCCGGAGACATCCGCCTCGTGTAGCCGCTGCATCACGACGACGATCGCCGAGCGCTGAGGATCGTTGAGACGCGTTGGCACGGATTCGCGAAATGTGCGAACCGTCGTCAGCCGCTCGGCTTCCGATTCGGCCCCATCGACCGAATGCGGATCGTCGATGATGACACGATCGCCGCGTCCACCGGTCAGCCTCGAGAATGGCACGCCCTGACGCGAGCCCGTGCGGGTATTGGCGAAAGCCATCTCGCCGGTTCTCGTCAGCTTGACCTGATCGCCCCACAGCGCCTGATACCACTCTGAGGCAACAAGGTCGCGCATGCGCCTGTTGTCGCGCTTGGCATAATGTTCCGAATAGGAGGCGCCGAGATAACGCAATTGCGGCTTGCCCTTCGACCCCCATTCCCATGCCGGCCAGAAGACGCCGCAGAGAAGTGATTTCATCGTCCCCGGCGGCACGTTGATCAGCAGCCGGGTAATATCACCGGCGGTCACCGCTTCGAGATGCTGACAGATGGCGTCAATATGCCAGCCATGGACATAATCGACCGAGGGCTCGACGACATGCCAGGCCTCTCGCACGAAGCCGGTTAGCGATTGGCAATTGGTACGAATTCTCTCCGCATCCGCTGCAATCCGGGCGGCGACCTCCCCTTGCTCGCGCTCAGCTATCCGCCTTGCCTTCTCCTCCCGTATCGCCGCCATCATCGTCGCCGGATCCGGCAAGCGGGCCGAAGAGGGATTCGAGTATTGCAAGCTGCTCATCCGTGGCATTGGTTAAGTCGATGGTGACACCCCTGCCTCCCTTGGCCCCGGCGCCGGAGCGTTCGCTCGGCTTCTGGTGAACATAGGAGGCTGCGATCTTCGCCATTTCGTCGCGCCGCTTCTGATCCGCCTCGTCGTCGCGCATTACTTTCAACATGTAATCAAGCGGCGTGTCGTCAACAGAAACGGCCTTGCGACGGCGCGCACGCGGTTTGCGCGGCGCGACCGGCTTGTCGGCATTGGTCATGCTTCAGATTTCCGATGGGATTTTGAAAGAAAACAAACGGTTCAAAACAACGCTTGCGGTCGACAGTGCGTCGCTGCAACTGTTCTCATCATGCCAAAATAGATACCCTATTCCGGCGCAATTGGCGACACCCTTGAAGGCCGACCAGCGCGCAAGGAATGGAGACTTTGACGAAGGTGCCAAATAACGGTCTGAAATTACTTGTGAATATCGCAGCCTGCAGTCCGACGAATTGAAGGGTCTGACCTTAAATTCATATCGGTTAGCTCTGGAAAATAACGAAGATGCACGATCAAATTCAGTCCGGTGAAGCTTTTGAGCAGGTTCGCACCATACTCCTGCAGGAGTGGGATCCGATCGGCGTTCAAGATGCGCAGGGACCGCCTAACGAATATGACGGCTACGCCGAGGAAATCCTCGCCATGTTGTCGACAAGAGAAATGACCACCGAAGAGATTGCTGCTCACCTGCTGCAAATGGCTGCGGATCACATGGCGCTTCAACGCACACCGGCGCTGAGAACTCTTTGCACGCATGCGGCGGAGCATATGATGAGAACCTCTCTAAAACACGGATACAGAGAAACATCAGGCTTCAGTTCGGCTGACGCCAAGAGCGATGATAGGATTCGGCAATTTATCGCCGCCAACCTTCCGGTCCTGCCCGTTCCCGGCATCGCGGGCATTCGGCTGCATAGAGCAGGCCCGCAAAGTGGGCTGCGGCGCCTAGCCGAGCGGGATCCGCAATTCGGCTCACCCTATTGGGCACATTATTGGGGAGGAGGTCTGGTCCTGGCTCGCTATCTTTTCGACAGGCCGGAAAGCGTGGCCGGCCGTCGCGTGCTGGATCTCGGGGCCGGCTCTGGAATTGTCGGGATTGCGGCCGCAAAAGTGGGTGCAGCGGAAGTCTATGCCGCCGACATCGATCCCTATGCGATTGCGGCCATCGAGCTCAATACGGCATTGAATGGAGTAACAGTCAACGCGACTGTCGCAGACTTGACGCAAGGCGAACCGCCCGAAGTCGATGCCATATGCGTCGGAGATCTTTTCTATGAAGCGACGCTTGCCGAGAAAGTCACAGCATTTCTGGATCGCTGTCTGGCGCAGGGGATTGCAATCTTGATCGGCGATCCCTGGCGCGCGCATCTGCCCAAGTCGAGGCTTCGGCTTCTGGCGGAATATGCGGTTCCGGATTTCGGCGAGGATACCACAAGGACGCGCCCGGCTGGCGTCTTTGCATTCGCCTGAACCAAATCACCGAGCGGAGACCGTTGGTACGGTACAACGATTATGCGGGGTCGGACCGCAATCGTCGCTACGATTCAGGCGTTCATCTTGGCGCGCCTTCGGTTTCCGCGCTCCAGTCGTTTGGCCAGCTCGGCAAGCTCCGGGCTTGCCGCATCGAAGACAGGCCGCGCATCATCCGGCAGCCAGTGGTTTTCATGCTTGGGCGCTTGCGGTCTTATCCGATCGAGCCGACCAGGCGCATTTGGCATCATCGGAGATATGCGCGACCAATCTGGCTGCTGCAATATCGGTAAGCCGGCGAGAAGCCTGCTGGCAAGATTCTGGAATTCACCTTGAATGCGCCGTTCGGCCGTGCGGCGTACGCGCCCCGTCCGCGCGCAGAAATCCCGGAAGGATCCGGCAATATACGGCGCAGCTAGGCAAATGGACCAGCGCGAAAGCAGAATGCGCCGCTCCTCGTCCTGTACCTGCGTGCGCAGCCATTCCTGCAAAACTTCCTCCGCCCGACTGATCGCCGCGGCACTCGGACGATAGCGGATGCGGATATCTGCATGGTCCGTCGGCTCTGGCAAAACCTCCGGCCAAAGCGTCCGCATTCGGTCAGGCCGAACGCCGCGCACGTCGAGATGGACCATCGTGTCGGCAGCCTCGACGAAGCGGGCGCGCACGATCAGGCTCAAATCGGCGATCTCTGCCGCGTGACTGGACAGGTCGTCAAACTGCAAGGCGGATCGGTGCATCAAGTCGTTTCTCCAATTCCCGATAAATCAGCGTGCGTAATGTCGCGCGAACGGGCCAAGGCCGCCGTGCCACCGCGTCCGTGCGTAAGGAAGCGAGCGCGATATCGTCGAAGGCGCCCAAGAGATCACCTGGACGCTGCAGTGCCCAATCCTGGCGCTGCGCAAGGACATCGGACACCGCACCGATCGTGTCCGACCAGAGTTCGTCCCGGTTGCTCCCGGTCTGCCGGATGCACCGCAAGACGAAGACCAGATGGCCGTCGCCATAGCGACCTCGAATTTCCTGCATCGTCCCACGCGCGTGACTTTCCGCCGGGGCGCGTCGCCGATGGACCGGAACCAGCTTGATGCCGAGCCCATCGAGAAGAAGATCCAGCCTGCCTTTGGTCATGCAGCTCAACTCCTTTCCTCAGTGAATTTGATGCTTTCCGCATTCCGGCGAACGGATCAGGCAATGCCGGCGGCAGTAGCAGGCTTCGGCTTGAAAAGGGCTTCCGCCTTGGAAATTGCTTCGACCCTCGCCCCGTCACGCAGCATCGGCGTATTGAGATAGGCGACCATCGCCTCGCCCGCAGCGGCCTTCGCTGCATCCTGCGTCGCGAAAACGATCGGCTCGCCGCGACTATCGCGGACTATCTCGTTTGTCGCTCGATGCACCTTGCGGATCCAGCCGTGATGACCGCCGGCAACAGCTTCAGTTCCGATTTGAAATTCATTCATGGCAACCTCCTCCGGCCAATGAGCCGGATCTGTCTGTTGAGTGTTCTGGTGGGATTCGAATGGGAAGCGCGGGTGATCGTCAGCCCATTTCGACGAGACGTGCCAACTTCTCGGCACGAGTATTTTCGTCTTCAGCGATGCGAAAGTGGATCTGATCCCCTTCCGGCGCACCACAATCTTCATCGTCATCATATGAGCGTGACGATCTGCAGATGCTCGATTTTACCGCTGTCAGCATGGTGCCGAAGAAAAATGCCGCGCCCACGCAAGCCAGGAAGCCCTGAAGCAACTCGCTCATCACAATCTCCCCAGATCCGGAGCTTCATTGACTGGCTCGCCCATGGCCATTTCCGATGGCACGATCGCGAGGTCGCAGTTTTCGCAATGCAGTTCGATAACTTCTGCAATCGACAGGATGCGCCGGCAGCGTGGGCAGCCCCAGAAGCAGTCGAAATATCCCGCGCGAGACGATGTTCTCCTACTTCTTCTGCCCGTGGTCATACCGTCACCTTTCAATACATCCGGCCTAAAATCCGCAGATCAGTCCGCGTACCCGCATGCGGCAGTTTACGCCGCATGCCCCTTGATAGACACCAATTATGTTGACAATAATGATGATGTCAACATGATTTATGTTGTAAATTTTGCAAGGGTCGAAAAATGCAAAAATCCATGGGCGAACGACTGAAGGCGGCCCGCGAGGCCGCAAATTATCCATCAGCCACGAAGGCAGCGGAAGCGCTCGGCGTGAGCCTGTCCACCTATCGCGCACACGAGAACGGGCAGAACGAGTTCAGCGCAGAGATCGCCAATCGCTACGCCAAGAAATTCGGGACCTCTGCCGGCTATCTCCTGACGGGAGAAGGGCCGCGCACGGTGGCGCGTGTGGCGCCGACCATCGTCACCTCCTTCGATCCCGACGTACAGGATCAAGACGGATTTGCCGAAGATGGCGAAGAGCATAGCTATAGCCGCGAGCATTGGACGCCGCAGATCGCAGGCGCGATGCCGGAGGTTGATGTCAAATTGGGAGCCGGAAGTGGCATTGTCGGCGAAGTTATCAATCTTCCCGTCGGCTCCGGTAACGTCGCAGGGCATAAAATCGTCGCGGAATGGCTTATTCCCACAGGCTATTTGAGGAATGAGGCAAAGGCCTCGCCGAACCATACCATCATCATGGAAGTCGTCGGCGATTCCATGCAGCCGACCTACATGCCGGGTGATCGCGTCATCGTCGACCTCTCCCAGAACCAGATGACGACTGATACCGTTTACGCCATCAGTGACGGCTATTCCGAGCCGCAGATCAAGCGCCTTCAGCGTGTGCCCTTCACACACCCCAGCCAAGTGAAGATTATTTCGGACAATCCTGCCCTTGAGACGTTCACCGTCGAACTCGAGCGACTGACAGTCATCGGCCGCATTTGCGGACACATTGCCCGCAAATAGATAATTCGCACGGACTTACAAACACTTTTGATGTCGATCCCGATTGGGTAAACATAAATAATGTTGACACGTATTATGTTTATAGGCAGTATCCCTATCGAGTGCCGTTGGCCCTGAAAGGAATGAGCCCATGCAAGACGTAAGGCTTGCGTGAAGTCAGCGAAACCGGACAGGCCATGACATTGATATTCGATCGGAAGAAATATCGAAAGGAGATTGCCGTAATGTTCGAAGCACCGCTTAATATCCCACCCGGGTCAGCCGGGACTTCGAAAGCGGCCGGTTTTCAGGAAGCAACCGCCTTCTCTGTATCGATCGCACAAATGGAGGCTTGATCATGCAGGCCAGCCCCGCCTTCTCCTGCGAATATTCATTCGACGAGCTCAGCATTCGCCTCTGCGATCGCTGGGAAACCGGGCTGTTGCTCTATGGCCGCGCTGAATTGACCTCTGCCGGTGATGATTATGAAGACGAATTTTACGTCTCGGCTATCCGTCTCGATGGCGGCGCGAGATTGGCGAGACCGAACCGTTCGAACACTGCCAGCAGCTTCGAAATGGAGCTATTTCGACGGATAGCTGCGGTCATCGAAGATGACAGGACACATATCGGCCGCCACGCCGCAGAACTCTTTGCCAATGAACTGGAGCAATGCCGGCAAATCGATCATGATGAGCCCCGCAAGCTTGAGCAAGAGCGAATTCTCGAACCATTGATGTAACCGGAAGCGTATGACGATCGCAATTGGACCGCGCGGGGGTCGTAGATGGAAGTTTCACAAAGCGAGTTCGAGGAAATCCGCAGGCTTGAGGAAGAGTTGCATCGTCCTGAAATCCGGCAATCCGCGGATAAAGTGGCAAGCCTCCTCGCGAAAGGTTTTGTCGAATTCGGCAGTTCCGGAACGATCTACGATGATAGAGACGAGCTCGTCATGCACCTGGCGGTGGAAAAGACAGAACCGCCTTCAGAGCCCGTCATGGCGCGCGATTATACCTTTCGGTCGATTTCCCCTGACGCCGTCCTCGTCACATATCGAAGCGTTCGATCTGCAGAAGGAGACAGGCCTGCCCGGCATGTCCTGCGAAGTTCGATTTGGCAGCGCATCGATGGTCGATGGCAGATGATATTTCATCAGGGCACGCCGACAACGCCGGATGGCTGA